TAAGGATATGGATCCACATGGTCTGAGTGGTTGTTTGGTTGGTTATTCGTGCAATACTCGTGCGTTTTAATTCCAGCTAAACTCCCTGTATCAAGTGTTTTCGGCAAACCTGCTTCATCTGCAAGGTTTCGCAAAAGTTCAATATAGAGCTTGTAGTCACGCATGAACTCTTCTTTACTTCCGTGACTTTCGATCAATTCGACTGCTGCGTAACTCTCAGCATTCCAACCGCCACCTACGTCCCAACTTCCGTTATTTACAGGCCCGACCTGCATCACACGACCATTTCCTACAACGTGAGAAAAAAATCCAAGTTCAGGATCTTTACGATAATGGTAATCCGCTTCATTTTGTGCGGTTGAGTTTCGATTTCCTGTTGAGTGAGCATGTACTTGACGATAGGGTTGCACACCGACCTGAGGCAATCCACTTCTTAATCTGCTTTTATCAATATCCATGTTTATTCCCCTTTCCAGGCATCATTCATCTGTTTGACAGCTGACTCGACAAATGTATCAAGGTCGCGGTCAGTCATGCTGATGTTATATTTGCCAAGTTCAGCACGGATTTTCGTGCGGGCTTGCTCCAGTTTTTCTTCACCTTTGAAGCCAGTCTCAGATGCGATTTGCTCCACGGCATTGACCGCATTTTTAGCCAAGATTTCAACAATCTTGATAGTCTTTTCTCCACCTTTTTGGACAAGGTAGTCCTTGACCGCTTTGACTGCGATGCCTGCAAGAATGACAAGGATGCTGATTGCTCCATTAAGTAAAATTTCGTTAATCTGTTGCATTTATATTTTCCTCCACAATTTCTAATGCTAGAAATTTTTCATACAATACCTTGATGGCTCCATTACCGCCAAGCTCGACATAACTTTCATAAAGACGAGACAATTCCTCAATCTCATGCTGATTGGTATTGCCTCGTCTAATTGCTTTTTTTAGGTTTTCTTGCAATCGAAAACGCTGTAGTCTTTGAAGACCTTTTCCAATAACGCTCAAACCTTTGCTATTATCTTTGCCGATGCTCTCAACATTTGAGACGGTCTTTTCAATAGCACTAATTTTGTCAGATAAAAGACTGATTTGCTTGTCAGTCTCCTTTGTATTCTGCGTGCTCTTGAAAGAGAAATAGCTAGGGATAATTACGATTAGAATCGGACTCAATTTATCCAAAAATGCTAGTAATTCCAATCAGACCACTTCCAATCTACTGAGCAGGAACTCGAGTGGTTTCAAGACCACTTTCGTTTTTCTGGCCTTCCCACTTCCAGATTGCAAGAAGACCATTTTGAGATGGTACGCCTTCAAGTTGCTTGACAGACTCGCCTTTGTAAGTAAAAGCCTGATTTGTCTGGATCAAGACACGCTTTCCTTCACCATTCAATTCGACGTGTTCAGGATCTTCAATCACAAACATATCACCCGGTTGATAGACCTTGCCTTCCTCAGCGGCTGGAAAGAGTTCGACAAGTTCTTTGTAGGTTGTCCCGTAGGCGATTTTCTCACCCATAATGGAATCTTGAGCCATGACACGCACTACTTTGTCGATTTTATTTGCAAGCGCAGAGAGTCTGTCCTGTTCGCTCTTGTTGTGCGCAATCTGCTGCTCAGCTTGTTCAAGCTGCGCTTGTGCTTTGACGATTGCTGCTCCTGGATCCAGCTCAGCACGAATAATACTCTTAACTGCTTCAATCAATTCTTCATCCGATTTAGCCGTCTGATCTCCTGGTAGTTCACGAGAAAAGATTGTATAAGGTGATTCACGATGAATCACGACTTCTGTTGTATCGAATTTCAAATATTTGCTTCTTAATACATATTCTGTAGCCATTCTTTATTCCTCCATTGATCCTTCTTGTTGTTGGTGTTCGAGTTGGCTCTTCAACTCTTCAATTTGTTTTTCTAATACTTCACGTTTTTGTACTTCTTCTAGATACAATACCTGGAAGGTTGATCTCTCAACAGTCAATCGTGCTACGTCTTGTGCGATAATTTCTAATGCGTTCATGCTAATTTCCTTTCTAGTGTCTCAATTCGTTGAGACAGTTCCTGAATCGCTTTAAGTGCGATGTTTGTTAGTCTGAGGTTGTCAAGGTTCAGCGTGTCTCCGTTCTCGTAAACAAGCGTAGGATCTACTGCTTGAACCTCTTGGGCAATCAAACCAATCTTCGTATGTGCTTGTTGTGGTCTATCCTCTTGCTTCTTCCAATCGTATTCCTTGAACTGGAATTGCTGGATATAATCAAGAGCTTTGTGCTTACATTCAACAATATTTTCCTTCAGACGTCTATCTGAGAAGTGTTGATTGACAACTGACCACAAGCTATATGCTGTACTATTGTAACTATAGTAGATGTCATTCCCTGAACCACCGAAGCTCAAAGATACATTGTCTGAGTTCCAGAGTCCAATAGTACCTGTTGTTTTACCGTTGACACTTCCTTTCCCTGTCTTGAGCCAGCCGATTCCCTTAGCATTGATGTAACCCTGTACAGTCATAAGGAACTCATCTGTATCTGTTGCAGTATTTCCAATTGTAAAATCTGAATCCCTGTAGAGAAAAAGCCCGTAAGGGACATTCTCTCCACGACCATAAGAACCAATGAACTGGACTCCCAATCCATCTTTGGCATTATAGTCTCGTGGTACGTTAATCTGTAAACCACCATTCACTGTATCAAACGAACCGTAAGAACCTAGTTGAATTTTAGTGTGGCCTGTTAAAGTTCCACCATAGATATTTGCCCCTCGAATCGTTCCACCATAGATTCGGTCACCGCTTAAAATACCTGAACGAACCTGACTTGCATCAATTGCAACACTCTGCACACGGTTGATAAAGGCCTGCTTAGCAAAAAGTTGACTCAAGTAAGCTTCATTTGCGACTAGCTTATTGAAAAATGCCTGGTCAACTTTCAGCTTCTCAGCCGTGACCGCTTCAGCATCCAAAACAACAGTAGTCACCGAACCAGCTTCAAAATTGGCCGTCTTCAGCTTATCAACCATAGCAGACTTGATAACCGCCTTGTCAATCAGAGTCTCGCCAGTTATATGGGTCAATTTCCCGTCAAATCGGTTATGACCATTGGCTCCAAGATTGATCCCTGAAATCAAATCACCTGCGCTATTGATATTTTGAACCGACCATGAACCAGCCAGTTGGCTTTGAACTGAGCGAATCGCTTCGTCTGTGTCTTCGGGAGCTTCTTTGTAGTCCGTCGCGACAGAACCTCTTTCGAGTTGAACATCTGTCACATAGAGATTGATGTTCTTCCCTTTTTCTCCGTAAAGCATCAAGTTCAGATTCTCGACATCGTCCGATAAAGTAAACGTAAATGTGAAACGCTTATACTTCGATGTTATTTGTGGACTTGGGATACTTTGCCACTCTTGTCCAATAATGTTTTTGTTTTTGATGTAGTGCAAAGCGACTTTCAAGCCACTGTTGCTATCACCGCCATCCTTCGAAACAAGAAGAGATACACTCACTTTCTCACCTCGAACACCATCAAATGCAATATATTGCCGAATTCCAAAAAAATTGGCAACATCTTGAGATTCGTGATAGAAGTGTAACCCTGGACGATTTCGATTATCGGGATTCTTTGAATGCTGGTAATTGAAATTCAAACCAAAATTGACAGATTGATATTCAATCCAGTTTTTCGAACCGTTCTTAAATTGACCATTCCTGATATAGTTTCGGCCACCTTTTGTAGCTTTTGCAACCTCAACCTGAAATAGCTGGCTTGTCATAGCCATACGAGCGACCTTATCCGCAATCCCATTCTCAGAATTTCCAAGAATACGCTCATAGAGCTGACTAGTTTCTCGAACTCGCTGGAAATCGGCTTGACTAGCTTTTCCAGAAATCAGTGAGGTGATTTCAGTAAATCGGCCATCTACTGCATTTTTGTAGGTCGCAATCTGAGTCGCAATTGATCCATTTTGTGGGTTGGTGATAGCTTCAAACTTGCGTTCAATAGCTCTCACATCTTCCTGATAGCTTACCTTCCCAACGAAATCACGAGTGACCAGCTCACGTACAGCCGTCGCTTGTTTCGCACTCTCTTCTCGAGTGTATCTTCTCAGTGCTTCTTGTCTCTGTCCATCTTGACTGACATAGGTTTCAACCGTCGCCATTTTAGCAGATAAACCTTCAGCAGTTTTATGAAATTCAGACTTGGCAACGACAAGGTCAGTCTTGTCATCTTCAGGAGCAGGACCTGCATCTATACGAGTAGAACTTCTGGTTAATTCGACTTTACGAAAAGCCACATGGCCAATCTCGTTATAACCCAAAATAATTCTCCAGAAATCGAAATTATCAGGCTTAGTCAGCGCTTGAATAGTGACTTGATAAGTCTGCCAGCTAGACGTGAGATTAAAATTGCCATACATAATTTCAGGATTGCCAGGTGCTGTTCGATTGGCTCTTAATGACAACCAGACTTTGGGAGAACCAGAGTAGCAAATCCCTTGAAATGAGAGGGTGTAAGTCTCGCCAACCTCCAAATCAAGAAGAGCTGTCGAACTCTTACTTGAAGCTCGACTCCCTTCTTTCGAATAGATTTGCATTTGCTTCCAAGTGTTAGTCGTGCCTTTAACATTGTATTCGCCATTCAAAATGGTCCAATCTTGTGGACTACTATCGCCTTGACTATATTGCCAAAGACTTCTTGAAAAGTCATAGTCTTCAGCATAATTCCGCCCACCGACCTTCATCTTGGCAAAGGTCTGGGTAAGTCCATCAATACCTTGCTTAACCTCACTTTTCGTCGCAAATCCGTCCATCTGGCCAGTCATGCGACTAAGAGCCTCTGTGGTCGTCCTGCGGTACTCTGAAGCTTGATTGACCTCACTTGTGACCGTCCGTTTCAGAACATCCAAATCACCCGACAGAGCCGTCTGAGCGCTCGTAGCCTGCGACTTAAACGCTTCAAGCCTAGTGATGGAGTCCAACCCAATCCGCTTGGCTTCCTGAGCAAGCAGGGTACTTGCGCCAGAATTTCTCAACGCTTCTTCAGCCCTGCGCTTGGCTTCTTGTAATGGGCCGTTGTTAAAACTGCTAAAGCGCTGGTCGATAGTGTCAGAGAGTTGTCTCTTGACTTCTTCGGCTCTGGCTTTGGCAGCATTGAGACCGTCTGTGAATTGATTGACCAACTCTTCTTTCTGCCTATCAAATGCAAGATCAGCATTCTTGAGTTTTCTGGCTAACTGCCTTTCAAAATCATCTTGAAGTTGTTGGGCTTCACCCTTGACGGCATCACTCACTGCGTTGCCAATTGCATTCGCAAGACCTGACTGGAATTGACCGAATCCAATAGATTTCAGCTTCTTGGCCATCGGCGAATAGGTGTACTTGGTGATTTTCTTGCGCACATCCAGATTGTAGATCTCATAAAACAGGCTCACAATGTCATATATCTGGACAGGCACGTCACTCTGGCCAACGACCTCAAGCTCAAGGCTATCTTCCATCATGTCACAGAGCGATGTCTTGAAATACTGCTCGCCATATTTTCGCAAGCTCGCTTCATCTTTCACGTCCTCATCATTAACCTCAATCACATCTTCGTAGATTTGACTGTACTTGTTAATGAGCGGACTATCCACGACCACGGAAAACTTGCGGTCAGGCGCCTTTTCTCCCTCATCTTTGACGGTAGTCTTGAAGGTGATTCTAGTCTTCAAAGATTTAGTAGATGTCTTATGCTGATAGCTAGACAGGTTTTTCTTATACATGAAAAGCGATTCATTTTCTGAACCGCCATTTTTTAAAAGTCGAATCTGGTAGCCATGACGCACAAGGTCACCACCCCATTGACCAAGGATGGAATGCTTGTCTTTCGCGAATGCTTCCATGGCATTCTTAGAACCAATATTGAAGGTATGTCTATCTTCAATATCAGAAAAGAATGAGAATGGATTGTTACGAGTGATTGCGCCAGCAAAACGACTGAGAGCAGTTGAACCAGTCTGTCTATCCAAAGAGATTGGATTGATCACATAGTTATTCAAGAGGGTGAATACTTGGTTCGCATAGACCTGAATATAGCCATGCTTCTTCTCAACCTCGAAAATCACAAAATCCTGCTCACCGTGAAGGTCGTCAGCCGTCAGGAATGTCTCCTCTTTCAGCTTCTCCCATAAGGAATCAGAAGTAGGGAATCGGAAGGTCAATTGATAGGTATTGCTATCTATCTGAACGATTTCATCCGCATAAGCAGCATTCAGAGGTGTGTTGCCATTTGTTAAATAAATCAAACTTTATACCTCCAATTCGGTCGAATAGTAATCTTACGAACATTTCCAGTAAACGAGATGCCGACCTTACCAGTCGGTATTTCCAAGAACCCTCCACGTTTCCTGAGAGTGTTCTGAACCGCGCCAGTAGCGTTGTAGATATTTTGCTTGCCTTGCCTACAATCAATCGTGGCCTTGGTCTTAATCGCTAGATACATGGTTTTTCGGCCAATTGTAAGGGAGACGTCACCATCCCCCTCGACTTCAATTAGTGGTTCCGAGTAAACCGTGCCAGGGTTGTTGACTGTACCAGATGCCGTAAGAACCACAGGATCTATATTTTTTTGGTATCGGAACGGTTGCATTTCTAACTTGATTTCTAACTTCCAAGCATGATTTCCAAAAGGTTCAAAACTAGCAGTCACAAAGTTAGCATAAAACAATGAGCCAAGCTGATAGCTAAATTCCAAAACGTTATCATTCGATTGAAACTTATCAAGAATACTTGAAATCTCAACCATTTTTTTAACGTGGAGAGTGAAGGTCCTTTCGTAACTGTCGAAAGAACCGTCTAACACACGGTAACTACCATTGACTCCATAAAGAGTTGCCTTCTCTCCTTTTGGCTTAGCAGCCTCCACCTTCCCAAAATCGGTCACAACACAACCAGGAAGGCTTGATGTATTAAAACCGTTGATGATCATATAATCCATTAAATTCCTCCCCTCGCATAAATAGCACCGTGTTGTTCATAGGTTTTGATTGAGATAATGTCATTATCCAGATAAACGTCTGACGATTTTTCAAGGATAGCAGTAAGGATTCTCTCCATACTTGCTCTCAGAATCGCTATTTCAGACACGGTTTTATTTTCATGCGCTTCAAATTGAGACGACGGCATAGCCAACTGTACCTCAAGACTTTTGGTCACGGACGCAGATGAGTTCAGATCCAGACTGTCTCCTGAAAATACATCCGAAATCTCACCAGCCATACCTCCGACCGTTTTCTTGACGTCTTTAAACCCATCTTTTAATCCATTGTCTAAACTTCCCATAATTGCATTACCTGCTGGAATCAAAAGCTTACGGTCATACTCAATAGGTCCTTTATGGTCACGGATCCAACCAGCGATACCACCGACGAAGTCAGTTACAGAAGACCACATAGATTGCAAACCGTCCAAGAAGCCTTGTAGAATTGCTTTACCAGCACCAAATAGATCAATATTCCACAATTGATTGAAGAATCCAGTAACGTTGCTTACAAGACTAGATACCGCATTAGACATGCTGTTCCAGGCATTTTGCGCCCCAGATATAAGACCATTGATAATGTTTAGAACGCTAGATGCTAGAGAACTCCAAGCATTGCTTGCCGTTGACTTGATACCTTCCCACAAACTTGATAGGAAGTTCATAAAGCCATCCCAGATATTTTGAGCTCCCTGCACCAAACCTGTGATCAGACTTGTTACAGTAGATTTTATCCATTCCCAAGTCGCTGAAGCAGCCGACTTGATAAACTCCCAAATCGCACTAAGAACAGCAGAAAAGTTTTCAAAAACAGCAATACCATAACCAACAATAGCATCTACAATACCAGAAAAGAATGTTTTGATACCTTCCCATATCAGAGAAATGCCGTTTTGAATACCTTCCCAAATTAAAGAAAGATCAGCTCCTAGCTGGTTAAAGTTCCCTGTCACAAGGTCGATGATGATCAGAATAGCGCCCAAGAAAATGGATTTGATGAACTCCCAAGCACCTTGAAAAATCATCTTAATCCCTTCCCAAATTTGAGTAAGACCGTCTGAAATGTTATTCCAAACATTCATGAATCCGTCAATGAACGGTTGAACAATAGCCATCACTACCGTTGTGATAGCTGTCCATGCCACAGATGCAGCTTCTTGAATACTTACCCACAAGTCAGAAAAGAATGTTACAACAGCAGTCCACATCGCCTTTAAAGACTCAATGTAAGCATTCCAGGTTGTAACCACTCCATCCCACAAAGTGCTAGCACCTTCAGAGATACCACTCCAAAGGTTGACAAAGAAATCTGCAATTCCTTGCCATGCTTGCTTAATCCATTCCACAAAATCTGACCAAATCTGTCTTCCTGTTTCTGTTTGGGTAAAGAACCAAGCCAATGCAGCAACTGCTGCTGCAATCCACCCAACAAGAGGAATTGACGAAATAGCAGCCATTGCTGAAGTCGCAAAGCCTGAAATTGCTGTCTGAACAATTGTAAAGATTCCTGGTAGCCCACCTAAACCTTGAACGAATGTAGCAATTTTAACAACGGGAAATCCAATCCCTAGAGCTACTACAGCAGACTTGAGCAAATCTGCTGCTAACTGATTTTCTTTAAAAAAGCTCGTAATTTCCTTAATGATCCCTGAAGCTTCTCTTAAAAATCCCGTTAATGTCTCAAATGCGAAACCGAGCAGATTCACTCCCTGCTCTCCATCCTTGATTCCTAAAAGATCACCAACAAAATCACCGACAATACCCAATACATCACCGATTGCAGAACCAATGTTCTCAAAAATGACTCGGATATTGTCTGCAATATTGATAATTTGATTCGCTGCATCCTCACTAAAACCAAGTGCATCTAATATCTCAAAATTCGCCTCTTTATCCATTGACCCAAAGATCATATCAAAGAAGGTTTCGAAAATTCCTGTCACATGTGCAAGTTGATCAAAAACAGCACTCCCAAAAGCATCTCCGAAAAGTTGAGAAGCAATATCACTGAGTCCGTGTGTTAAAACAACACCTAACCCTGATAAGATATTGCCAACCATTGGTAAGAAATTTCCGAACAAAAAGGTTTTGGTTGTTTCTAACAGTGACTCCAAAGCTGGCGTTACATTTTCACCAATTGCTATCTTACCTAAAACGTTTTGAGCCGCCGCCTTCATGGATTCAAAAGATCCACTAAAAGTAGATGCTGCCTCTTTAGCAGTTGTGCCAGTGATGTCTAGATTTTCTTGGATAGCATGGATTGCATTGTAAACATCTGAAAGGTTGTTAATGTCGTACTTGACACCCGTCAACTTCTGAGCGTCATTTAAAAGACGCTCCATTTCCTGCTTGGTACCACCGTAACCAAGCTTCAGGTTGTCGAGCATGGTATAATTTTGCTTCGCAAACCCTTGATAAGCCATCTGAATGCTCTCCATCGATGTGCCCATCTTATTCGCATTATCTGACATATCAATCATGGCCATGTTGGCTGTTTCAGCAGCTTTATTAGTGTCACCACCAAGAGATTGCAAGAGGCTAGCTGAGAACCCTGTCACATTTTCCATGTAGGCATTGGCTGACAAACCTGTTGTCTTGTAGGCCTCATTAGCATATCCCTTGACCTTGTCGGCAGAACCTTTAAAAAGAGTTTCGATACCTCCGAGCGATTGCTGAAGCGCTGCTCCTTCACTGATAGCTGCCGAAAAGGCCTTGCCAATACCTGCCGCTGCAATGACTTTTGTCATAACGCCAACAAGACTAGAACCTAATGACTGTCCGGCACTTTGTCCTGCTGCACTAGCTTCAGGATCGAGGATTGATTGGATTTTACCAGTAATGCCTCTAGCTGATGGTATCAATTGTACATAAGCCTGTGCTATTTCTGTAGCCACTAATCCTCACCTCCTATTTTTTCTAAAATTTTCTGACGATATTCTTCAAAGTCCTCACCAGAATCAAAGATCATCTCCTTACTTTCTTTAGCTTTAGTTTTACCTGTCAGCTCCTCTGCAACCATTAATGGTCTGTTGATTCCTTTCTGACCGTCTGTTGTTTTAAACCACACAAGAGCAGAAAGCCTATCAAGTACTCCAGCAAGCAAAAAGGTTTCAAAAGGAACTTTGCTATTGGTCATTGCTAGTTTGATACGTGAATCATCTCTTAGACCAAAAGCAAAGACAGCTACCTGGTCAGCAGGTAACTGTCTATAATCCAAAATCCCATATGTTTCAGCTAAATCACAAATAAGAGCATCTTCATCTGTTTGAATCATTCTAGCAAGGAGCGCTATTTTTTTAACTGGTTCTTACTTGTAAAGATTTCCCGAATTTCATTCCCAATCTTGTCCAAAGGAACAATGCCATCCGCAGTTCGCACATGATTTTTCAAATCTTCGGATTTGTTACCAAGCATGAGTTGCACCACTTTTGGTAACACTGCTGGATTTGTATCTACTTCAGCGATTGCTTCAAGCAACTCATAGTTTTCCAAGCGCTCTTTTGTGATTTCAAAAGCAAATCCGGTCGAAGTCACCCCACGGATTGTTTTAATCTGTGGAGTAGCTCCTTTATTTTTCTTTTTGCGGTTTTGTTTTGACATAGTTAAGCTCCTTTGATGTATTCATAGTGTGTGTCGTCAGCAGCGTTAGGAAAGGCAGTTACAGTAGTACCATACCCAAGAACACTTCCATCGTTATAAGTGATTTCATCAATGGAAGTTACTTTCCCTGAAGGAATAACAATACGTTTAAGTACACCACCTTTTAGAACTGTTTCAATAACTAGACAGTGATGTGGCAATTCTTTTGAGTTTGCCTTAATCGTAATTCCTGAAGACAAATCCCCAGATACATTATCTGGTCCATAGACCTCCTTCAGAACATGTAGATTCAATGCTTCAATAAGCATATATTTGAAGGTGTCTGTTTTTTCCTTTTGAACTGAACTTACAACGACACCGCCCCAAGCTTTGATATTTTCTGACTCTGGCGAGTTACTGTTGGTCATACCGTCTTCTGAAATATAACCTAGTGCTTCAAACGCCTCATCTAATTTTGTTGTTGCATCTGTCGGAAGCGCTGTGCCAAGAGGAGCAGAATAAACTGCACCTCCGATTTTAGGTTTTGCAGTCGTTACATTTGCTTCTTTTCCCATTTAATTTCTCCTTTTTAAAAATAATTAATATCAAATACGGCTTGATATCGATATTGTTTTGTTTCAGTGTCCGTAAAATTGTAATCACTGTTCAGGTGGACACCACAGATTTCATCTAATTCAATCAACCCTTTCACAGCTTTTTTCACTTTCACATTAAGCTCTGCAGCCTTCTGCATAGTTGGGCCATAGCTTTGAAAAGCAAAGGTCGCACTAGCAGAATGATTTCGCTCCTTACCACCAGTTTTTTGAATAATGACAAAGCTATCGGGAGCTTCAGCTTCATGCTCAAAAAATGACGGTACATCTAAATGACCGTCAAGATATTTCTTGATAATAATTTCAATCATCTAATGCACCGCCTTCAACAAAGTATTATTTTTCAAATTATCCCTTTTCGCTTTTCGCGTAGCTGGATAAATCATAGCATTGGCCCTTGTCTTACCAACGTGACTATCTTGTTCATAGCCAGGACCACATCTTTTTTTAATGACCGTTGCTTCTTTGTTCAGAATATCCTGAATCTCTTTGGATTTCAAAAGAGCTCCTACACCCGCACCGATAAGCTTAACTTTTGTATTACTCATAAGCTTCGACCATAACCTTTCTGTTCCAATCCAAAGGCATCATGGCTTCAATTCCTTCCAAAGGAATGCCAATTGTGCGCCATTTGCGCCCAAAGAAACGAACCTCACGGTCTTTCCACTCGTTCTGATCGCCTTTTGGAATGCCTAGCGTATAAACTGCCTTTTTCCCAGTAAGATTCAGTTGATTGGTGATATCTTCTGTTGAAGCTGGAACAACCAGGACATTATCTACTTGAATTTCAGTATTCTCATAGATAGGATGACCAAAGTCATCCCGACCAGTCTTGGTTTTCCCAGTCAAAGTTACAGTAATTCCTTTAATCCGTCCCATAGATATCAATCACCCCATACCTTTGTTTCTTAAGGCCCAAACGTTTCAATTCTGAATCCTTGATAAAGAGACCTCCACCAGGAACAAGATAAGAACCACTCACTGAGTAGCCCAAGGCACTTTCAGCAAATTGAGTCACCGGTTCCTGGTCAGTTGAGGTCATCAACGTGCGAGCTACAACATCAACGGTGACGGACTTGACCACCATAGCAAAAGATGGATCAGTAGCCACTAACCCATCTAAATCCTTGCCAACTTTTTTAGCTTCAACGCGAAGAGAATGAGAAACAACTTCCAACAGCGCCTCGGCTCGTTTTTCCTCATCGAATTTCAACGCTCGCCACAATTTTTTCAAATCTTCGACTGTTGCAAAGTTTTCCATCTCTACCTCCAGTCAAGCGACTACTGGACTTCAGTTTCCGCTTGTTCAATCAGCGAAATCAATTCAGTTTTTGTGGCACGGCTATCATAAGTAATCCCTTTTTCATCAAGTATTTCTTTCAATGCTGCGTTAGTCAATGAATCCAAGGGCTTGTATTCTTCAATCGAAACCCAATCACCTCCACTAATTGCATTTTCAGTAACGATAGTAGTTCCTGTTTTTACATTAATGTATTCCATATACTACCCCGCTTTCACAACACGAGCAAAGCTGTTTTTGTCCAAAATTCCCCATCCAAGATAGATTTCTGCACGAAGATAGACTTGGTTATAACCTTTCAAGTCTTTTCCAGAATTGTCTGGATCACCATATCGAATGACTTCGAGTGGAATCTGCTTAGCATATCCCCATTTAACCATGTTAGCAAAGTCACCAATAATAGCAACATCCTTATTGGTCCCAACTTTAAGACCAACTGTAGTATTCACATCTACAGGTAGACCATTAATGGCCCCTGGATTTGCTCCCCATGCCAATTCAGGGTATAGACGTTCATTCGCTGCATTCTTCATGCTAGCTAGTGCACTTGCAAATGTAGTATCAATAGCCATACCGCTAACGATATTGTCAGCTCCTTGAATCATTTTAACTGCATCTTCGACATTAGTATCTGGATCGCTTGTTGTAAAGTTCACTGTCTGAGTGACCGCTTTATCAAAGCAGTTATCCCCAATAACAGTGGATTCTTGTTTAGTACGTGGATTTACGCCATGGAAAGCCATGATATCAATACCACGAGCTACTTTATTAGCAAATCCTTCATTGAATGATTTCAAAGTATCGATTTTAGCTTCTTCTGATGCAAAAATGAACTCATCAGATACACGAGCGCCATACTCGATTTTAATCGGCACAATAGTGACTGGTTCTAGAGTTGCACCGCCATGAGTTTTTTTACCATTTTCTGCCACGATATCTACATCAGAATCCAATGTAAAAGTGAATTCCTTTAATCCATTAAACGGAATCGCTTGTTGATTAGACAATTTAGCCAGTGAGCTGTGACCCTTAACTTTGTTGATAAGGTCTGTCACAAGCATTGGGTCAAATAATGTTCCTTTTGAAAGTTGATCTGTCATTTGATTTCTCCTTTATTCTTCAATCTCTAAACCTTGAATTAGGTTTTTATACAATGTGTTTTCTGTTTTTTCTAAAACAGGTTCTGTTGATCTAACAGGCGCTACTTTAGTTGCTGGTTTGATAAACCCAGCCAAGCGCTCTGCATCTGCTTTGAAGCTTTCTTCATCAGTTCCCTGCAAACGATCTGCAAGGTCGTAAGGCAGTCCATATTGCAAAGCAATCCGAGTTCGCAGACTAGCCGTCTCATGACCAGCGATTTGATTCTGCAATTCTTCAAGTTGCTTGTCAGCATCTGCCTTACTTTGATTGTTGGCTTCAATCGTTGACTTCAAGCCAACATTTTCTGTTTCCAACTCTTCAACACGAGATTTGAGCTGGTCATAGTCGCCATACTTCTCTTTCTCTCGAGATAAGCGTCCCTTAATAGCAGCATCAAATTCTTCTTGTGTAGTGATTGGTTTAAATTCTGACATTCTCATGTCTCCTTTCTCCTGCTTCCCCGGCAGTTCGGTAATTTTGGGCATCAAAAAAAGCAGCCACAAGACCGCTTATTTTAATAACTGATTTTTTGCTTTTTCTTAGGCTTGGTCGTAGCACAAGCCCAATGCGCAAGCAAAGCGCTATCCATCAAAGAAATATCCATATCGTCAAAGTGCGATCGATAACCAAAGCCACCATTAGAGCCAATATTACGCTTATCGCAGTTAGTAGCTACTTTTGATAGCGACGGTTGGCCAGCGTGACAGATTGTCTTCTGGTAAATCCCCTGTTCCCAAAGAGCATTGGCCACGATGATTTCTTTCACCGTTGGTAGAATCACGTTCTTGATTCTGTAGTCCTTCAACTCTTCGTCCAGGATCTTTTGCCCACTTGCGCCATCGATGACAATTTGAGCCACGTCAGCTTGACGCAAGAAAGCAACCATCCACTCATTCCCATTACGAACGGATTGACAATCGACGGTTTCAACAAAGAAACGGCCATCTTTGGTACGTGCAGCAATACTCAATGCCACGTTCGTTCCATCTTGGCCGTACTTAATACCAACAGACAACTTGCCAGATAATTCTGGAATATCATCCACCTTGAGCTCGTTCCACTCAGTTTCAGAAATAGCAGATTTCTGGTTGTAAGTTGGCCAAAATCCCAAACGTTGGATATTATGGTCCAGCTTATCCTCACCAAGCTCTGCCTCAATCTTACGCTCATTTAAGTGGTATCCCATGGATGGATTGGAATTATACCAAGCTTCCACATCGTCAATTTCCTTTTCGTCAGAAACTGACCACTCAGCCCAGCCAGAATACTTCCCTTTCCCAAAGAGACAAGTCTCACGGTACTTAGTAAAGACCGTTCCACTTGAAACAGGTGTCGGAGGTGTCCCACACATGATTGTGATAGGATTTTCACTATCAGTAACCGTGTATTTCAAAGCAGATTCCTGTTCAGTAGTATATTCCTGAGCCTCGTCAATGATCAGCATGTCAAACCCTTCACCAAGACCACCATTTGATGTTCTGGTACGGAATTGGACAACACCACCTGTTGAATAAAGTTCAATTCTTTCCTGCCCCTTGGCTCGAATGGAATTGAAATCCTCTCCATCCACATACCCCATCTTTTCAAGGTATCGCTTGACCTTTTCAAAAGAGGCATGAGATGTGGAAATTCTGTGGGCAGTATGTAGGATATTTAATCCCTTGTGCAACCCCCAAATTTCAAGGATATAGAGGATTTCAGATTTACCATTACGACGAGGTATAGAGTAGCCAAACTTCTGATGCACCCAAAGACCGTTCTTGTCAACAGCCATCATAGGCAGCAAAAGATTTTTCTGCCAAGCATAGCACGAAAGACCAGTCCGTTCGTAAAGCTCAATCGCTTCTTTAGCTCTTGAATTTTTCTTGACGTATTTTAAAATCACCGATTGAGTAGGATTCTGATTGCCAAGTTTCTTCCTCGCCATTCTAATTTCCTTTCAATCGTCATCGCATGATAACCCTATCGCTGGGATGATTTAATTGATCACGTTCAAAATATAGTTTTTAGCAACATCCAGCATTCCCAATGCCTGCAAACTACTCTCCCAGCTATAGCCAAGATTTATCTCACCATCTTTATCTAAAGAAACCACGAGTACCGAAGTGTAGTCATGGCTAGCCTCAAGATTTTCTTCCAAAATTTCTTTCACGGAAGCACCGCGCTCAAGACTAGACTTTTTCTCTGAAAAATCAATTGTGTTTCCCATCGTTACTCCTTTCTAAGCATAATAAAAGCACCTAACTTCAAACTCAGTTAAGTGCTTCTATTTAATCGGTTCACCCTTAGCATAAGCTTGTTTAGCTTCTGCTAATGTCATCTTGTTTGGGCCTCCATCAATGTTGGTTTCACCCGTATTTTGCCAATTACAGTGATCACAAATGTCATAAACAGCAGTCAATGTTCCGCAGACCGGACAATGTACATACTCTTCATCATTGATCATCACCAAGTTGCCTTTTCCAATCTTGCTCAAAATAATTCACTCCTTCCTCTGGTTTTAGGATCGTTGTAACACGTCCCCTTTTGTTATCACCCAATGCAAATATGTTTTTTTCTAAATCATATCTTACACGTCGGTATTCCGTATCATAACCAAGTACATTATCGCCAATAGGTTCACCTAAAAGTGTTCTCCCTAGTTCAAGATACTGCATTTGTGTAATATTACCAAATTCTTCACTATGCTTTCTGAAATGCCCGTTGAAAGATTTTTCAGTAGGAAAGCTAGCCTGAGACCAACGAACACGGTCTTTTAGTTCTTGATATCCCTCACCACCATTATACTTCAAATCCTGAAACTTTGCTAGTGAAATAGGAGCATTTTGAACTCCTAAAACATCAACTATTTTCTTGTATTCCTGAATATCTGCTTTGCGATTATTATCACGCACATCAATATTCATTCTCTTACGCTTTTCTAATTCATCGGAACTCTCATTTCTGATTTTTTTAGTCCAAGAATTTTGAACCTTACCATTTTTAGGATGATAGTCAATTACACAAGTACAATGCTGATGTCTTCTGTAGAAATTCGCTGGTTCTTCACCATATATGTAATTTCCTACTAAACTATCACACCATTTGCAACAACGTCCAGTAGACTGTCTACTAATCGTCGGTACCAATCCCGTTTTAGCATGAAACTCCGCATTCTTACGAATACTATCATCAATGATTGATTGGGTGAAATTCACAATAGGTTCACCAAGCAACCAACTGACATCCTCAAAATTTTCCTCAGACGAAAAGCGATTGACAATCCCAGCGATCCGATCCTGATTCAATTCAGGGACTTGCACTTTCAGACCGATTTTCGCTTTATCGTTCAAATTCTTCTGAACATCACTAGCGTAACCACTTACAAGCTCGTGATTTCGTCCTAGCACGTCCGTCAGCAAACGCTGAGCGATATTGTAATACATTTTTCCGTCTGGTAATTTATCGGTGCTCAGGGACGCTCCTAGAGCCTTCGAGAGAATATCACCAATTTCAATCGCAAACTCATTTGCAGTTTTGTAAGTGGCCTTTTTTGCCTTCAACGCAGCAAAAGCATTTCTGACAATCTCGCTCTTACCGAAATCTCTCTCAAATCTCTCCTGAACCTCTTGCAAGATACCAGGTAAAACATCATTCTCCATTTGAACCACCCTCGCTTACCACCGGTTTAGCTGACATGTCTCCGGCGATACCAGTAAGATCTCGAATGGTTTCTGCGTTGATGTAACCAGGTAATGCCTGATTCAATTTTACAACACCGTCACCAATCATAGTCATGGTATTCGCATCCGCTTCAAACAATGGCTCCCACTTGACTGTGGTTCTTACGAATTGGCTTCTAGTATAAAGAAACTCATCACGCAAACAAGCAGCAACATAAGCGACATTTAACAATCCAGCACCTAGTGAGCGCTGAGCCTTCCGACCAGCAAGACGAAGATTCTCATGGCTAGCCTTGATGGCTTCCACAGATGATGGATTATCTGAAACGAAACCAAGGTCATCCAAAGTCAACCCCATTTCACCAGCAAATCCAGCAGCGGCTGTTCTCAGTTGCTCAGTAAACGGTGACATGCTAGCTGTAGTAAACTGTCCAACGCTCGGCTTCTCACCTTTATCACTTGAAGAAATCGTCAACAAGCTTGATACAGTAGCTTTCCATTTTTCCATAGGTTCCGCATCAGGATCAAGTCCAAGAATGTATTTTTGTGGCCATGAGTAGAACTCAGCAGTAATATCCGCCCGTTCCAAAGTACGCTTAGCATATTTCTGATAATACATCCCCGCTCTGGTAATTCGCGACCTTCCAAACGGACGAACCGCATCAGGACGATGAATAACCGGAACCAACAAAGGGATACCAGTTTCATTCACAACCGAGTATGGTCTACCATCTTTCGGAATGAAGTGAGTAGCATTAGGCTCAAAGTAGGCTTCAAGTGTTGGACGATTGTAATCATCACGAGCCAACACCGCATAACCTTCCACAAGCAACCCAGTAATAGGATCAATGACACCAGTTGCATTACTTGATTCAATAACTTGCAACCTCACCTCATCATCTTCACCCTTCGAAATGTAGACGAAACTACACGAACCAATCAGCGCAGCTAAAATGGCACTATCGAAAAAAATATCAGGATTGTTACGATCAAAGATTTCTGTAACATTAAAATCATCGTTAGCAAATGCCCTAAAAATCAAACGATCTGCAAGACTATCAACTCCCTTTGCAGCCCAACCAAGGACAGCCTGGTACTTCACCCTGACTTGTGGAGGAATTGTGATTCCTGTTGGTGCTTCATGGTGTTGCATTGCATAATGCTTGTATCTCAGATTGACTCTACTCTGATAGAGATTCAACTTCCTCCTGAGATACTCAATCCCTCTTAATTCCAAACCGTTCTCCTTTCTTTGTGATGATTTGGCGCGAGAAAAAATGTACAGTGACGGCGTGAAGGCCTCGAGCGCCTAGTGGGAGGGGGATTCCCCCCCCCCTATCCTCTGCTAGGACTTACTTCACACATATCTGTTATTTTTTCAAATTCTAAGCATTCATTATTATTTTTGATATTTTTAAAAAAATAATATAATTTTTCTTTTTTGGTTTCTTCAAGCTCTGTACTTTGTCCAATCTTTTGACTGTGGCAGGTTGCGATTGCCTACAACAGTAGCATTGGCTGATCTATCGTCAGCATAAAGCTTGTCAGACTTCTGTCTATTGCATTGCCAGTGAGCGAGCTGTAAGTTATTGATGTCTGATGGATGGCCGTTGCGATTGATTGGAATAATGTGGTCAATGACTGGTGATAGAGGATGCGGATACTTCAAAGACTTGTCCACTGGTAGCCCACAAATCCCACAAGTATTTCTGGTCTTTAGAATAATCTTTTTATTTTTTTCAAAAGCGACTCGGTGAGGACCACTCCGGTCCGGTCTTTCTTGGGGGGTATTCATCTTCGGAGGGTGCCTTTCTTTTTGGAGGTAGGGGGGATTTTTATGATGTAGGGGGAGGTTTTCAAGACCTCTCCGGTTCATTCTGGGGAGGGGGTATTTTCTGTACTTGAAACCCTTCCGTATTTAACATATCTTATATTCTGTTAAATAAAAACAACATCCTTAAACATCAATCGTAGCAAGTGCTTACATCTGTTTTATTAAATACTAATTTACATTTTCTCATTGTGTTAAATAAATAGGTGTTTAGTAGCTAAAATTCATCATCGAATCATCCAATTCATCTTGCTTAATACCTATGTAGTCAAGTGTGATATCTGGTGATGAATGATTAAACAACTCCATCAAGATCGCTACATTTTGATTTCGTCTGTAATGATGATAGCCAAATGACTTTCTCATAGAGTGAGTTCCAATATTCTTCAAGCCAACATATTCAGCTGCTTGTTTTAAAATTTGGTAAGCTGCAACTCTTCCGATGTGAGCGATACGCACACCGTCTGTTCTAACCTTCTTTTTGCTTGGAAATAGATAATCGTACCCTTGTAGATCATTTGTTTTGATGTAATGATTTAGAGCCTTTCTTAACTCTGGATTGATAGCGAATCGCTTAACCTTCCCTGTCTTCTTCTCAGTGACTTCTATCCTATCGCCTGTCACTTGCTTAACTTGGAGAGGTATGATATCGCTGATGCGCATTCCAGAATATAGACCGCACATAATCAGAACATAATTTCGCTCACTTTTTGATTTTAAAAAGTCTTTCATTCGTTCAATATCGTCGAGTTCACGAATAGGTTCTACTTTTCTCAAAATACCACCTCCAAACTGCAAGAAAAGGCAGGGGTGTGCCTGCCTTTTACAATAATTTCATAATATAATTTTAGCACACAAAATCATATATCCACTCCGAACTTACTCCGAATTTACTCCAAAAAAACTCCAAGTTTACTCCAAAATCTCAACCTGTTCACCATTGCGGTATAACTCTGCAAATGCCATCAGAGACTTATCCAAGATGTCGTAATATGAACTTTCTGACAGAGACAAGTCCATTGCGATTGTTTCATCCTTCTTGCAATTCCACTGAAGATACTTCTCAAAAAGTATCCTACGATAGAGGGGATCATGTAATCTACTGACAGCTTGCTCAATTGCATCCAGCTCAATCTCTGCATCAACTTTTCGTATAGCCAATTTTTCAACTTGACTATCTCTCCCGCTTGATGGATTTCGTGGCATGAATGAGTAGGTGGTAGTCACTCTCTGACCATCAGTGTCATTCGCGACTCTTCTCCAACGAGGATATCCTTTTAGAATCCTTTTGGCATTCTCTTTCGTTTTTATTTCATTTATATCAGGAAAGAAGGGCATCGCTCACCTCGTTTCTATGCCGTTTATATTTTATTCATGATTTGTAATCACGCCACCGGCTCCATTGACAGTGACCCAGCCATGCTTCTCTCTGGCTTCTGCTTCTTTCATCCGGATAAGATTATCTGTGATTGAGTCTGACTTAGCTTTGTTAGCTTTAGCTTCTCCTTCTGCTTTGATGATTCCAGCATCCGCTTCAGCTTGAGCTTGAACTTTCTTGGTATCAGCTTCGACCTTAGCTTTTTCTTGTTCCTGTTTAGCTGTGTCAATTTCCTTCTGTTTGACAGATTCAGATTTGATTGCTGCTTCAATCTCATCTCCTGCATCCTGATCAGTTATTGTGAATGAAACAAATTCAAGATCATAAGATTCGAATTTTTCTTTTAGCGCCTTGTCAATCTCTTCATAGACTTCTGTTCGCTTATTTCCAAGAATATCATAGATGTCGTAATTTCCAGTCACAGATTCAATAGCTCGTTGAACTGCTGGCGCAATGACACTCTCATTCACATTTTCTAGCTTTGTGTAGTTTGAAAATACCGTCATAGCCTTTTCTTTATTAACACGATACTTCACATCAATGTTAGTATTCAGCCATTGACCATCTTTGGTCTGAGTTGTGATTTTTTCCATCGTCTTCGTTTGAACTGAAGTCGAAAGAGTATAGACGGTATCGATGAAAGGAATTTTGAGATGATAACCTGTTTGTAGGGTGTTTTCTTGAACACCTCCGATTGCGCTGACCTTTACTCCAACCGTATTAGCTGGGATGCGCTTCACAGCAGTTCCCCTAAAAATTCCTAACGAAGCGATAGCAACAACCGTGATGATGCCACCTTTTGCAAGTTTTGTAAGTTTAGTTTTCCCTGTTTCGTGATCGTATTGTGTAAACATTTTTTTTACTCCTTTTTAAATAATTTTTCCTTCAAAGACTAATGTAATAGTTCCTGTACCGTCTCTGTGCTTAGAGACCAGAGCACGACAATCTGAACTATATTCAACACCATCAATTGTGATGCTATGCTTCACGCTGTCAACGTTGATGATAGAATCATTTGATGTTTTTATTCTCATGTTCCATCTCCTCACTAACTTCCTAATGCACAAATTCGTTGACTAGGTCGCGAATAAAAAACTTCCAGTCAGATTCTCTAAACGTCAAAAAACGATCTGTAGTAAAATTTTTAAGCCTTCTATAGAAAAGCATCTTTAACTGAATTGACTCACCGACACTCAGTAAAATGCTAGGGAAACGATATACAGAATGTATTCTATTTCCATACCCAGAAATATCTAAATGTATTATCGTTTCTGGGTACATGCGCCCCATACTAGCTTCAACTCCAAACTCAACCTTAACTTCTTCCACAATTGGAACCTCGTTAAAAATTGGTCGTGCAGAAAACATTGGCGATGGTTTTTCTTGCTTTTTTCTTCTTCCTAAATACGGATATTTTTTAGGTCTCATAATTTCACCTCATCTCCAATCCTTAAAGATTCGTAGCTTGTTTGCGTGACTACGAATATGCCGTAGTTCTGTATTGTAATCGTGTAGAGTTCGCCAAGTTTCTCCTTGTGGACGACCCTGCCTTTGATTTCTGCGCCTTGGTTATCAGCCTTATAGATAACCATCGGCTTCTTCTCTTCCAAATTACGGATTTTATCCATCTGCCAAATGTTCAATCCAGCAGACAGCAGAATCCAGACTGCGATAAATCGTTTCATGTTCACTCCCTGTAATAGTTATAAATTTCAATAGCTGGAATTGATTCATTATTAGTAGCAGAAGTAATTATTAGCTCACTTCCAACTTTTCTCTGAAATTCTAGCAACTCCTCTATCGAATTGATTTCGATAAAATGCCCCTCTGCTCCGTTCGGGAATTCTCTTTGTATTCGACCTTTAGACGTTTTATGATTAACTCCTTTAGAGAGCCAATTGCCTTCCATCCGAGATAATCGCTTATCAAATTCTTCAAAGCTCGAAAAACACCTAACTTCTACTTTTTTATATTTTTTAATTATGGCGTTAGGAATTTGATTTTCAACTCCCCCGCTTGTGCTTGTTAGTAAAAATTCCATCACTCAACCTCCTCATTTTTCTAACGTTTTGATTACATTTTCAATATGTTCTTTCTTCTTCTGTAACTCTTCCAAACTTTTGACTTCTAATGCTTTTTTAATAATTTCAAGTTGTTCAATTTCTTTTTTAAACTTTATAAGTCCTTCAACTTTGCGAGCATAATCCCTAAAATTATTTGCCCAGTCATATTCTTCCCAACCAAAAACTCTTGAAATTTCTTGATTTAAGTCTTTGTATTTTCTTTCTAAATCTCTATTGACCATCGCTTGAGAGTACATAATATAAAATGTCATAGCCGAAATCAGCAAACAAGCAATAAACATTCCCCAAAACATTAAATTTTCCATTTATTCCACCTCCTCGATCTTGATTCCTGGGCAATCGAATACCCAGCCGAAACCAGAAGAAATTATTTCTGCTTTTGTAAGTTCAAGACTTCTTGGTTCAAATTGTGTTTTCTTAGTGAAGAAAATAATATTCTCTCCAAGAGTCCTGACATTAACAAGATTCAAATGTCCATCGTTATAGTTTAATAGAACTACTTTATATTTCTTCTCTTTCTCGACCTCGTAGCCGTCAAGCCATGCACGAGCAACTTTGTTGTAAGCATCCTGTTCATTCATCAACCACTCATTGTATTGTTTATTGAAATTTTTTTCTCTAAGCGCATCATATAACATAGCGTTCTGTCCCTTGTAATACTCGATAATTTCAGCCACAGACTGCGGCACTTTTACTTTATTCAACTCACATCGGATTTTATCAGCATCCTTCAATTGTTCGCCAACCCACGAACCTTCGAATTTTCCTTGCTCGTAGCCTATTCTATAAGCCTCTTCTCGATATCTAAATTCGCGTAAAATCTCGCCAATCCAGTATAGTCTTGAGCAATTATCTAATTTCTTCATTCGTGAGATTACATCTCGTAACGTGAACGTTTTAAACTCTTCTTTATTCATCCTTCTAACTCCTTTATCTTTTCTTCTAGTTCTTCATTCCTTTTCTTCAACAAATCGCGCTCAAGCGCTCTAATCCGTCTCTTCCGTGCATCACACGGCTTCGAATACTCGGCTATCTTCTCTTCGTTCCTCTTGATCGATTGCTTGTAGCCTTCAAGTAACCGACTTCTTAAACCATCATTCATGGACTAGCTCCTAAAACGGCAAATCATCATCTGAAATATCCATTGGCTCGCCTTGGCCATAACTTGGTGGCATCTGATTTTCCATGCTTGACTGATTCGCAGTATTATCCTTCTTTTCAAGCGTTTGAAAACTTTCAGCTACCACTTCTGTCACATAGACACGTTGACCTTGCTGATTGTCATAGCTACGAGTCTGGATGCGGCCAGTGATTCCCACAAGAGCACCCTTTTTAACCCAATTTGCGAAATTTTCAGCTTGCTTACGCCACATAATACAATTGATGAAGTCAGCCTCTCGCTCTCCGTTTGCGCCTTTAAAATTCCGATTGACTGCAAGGTTGAAAGTCGCAACAGCAACATTTGACGGCGTGTATCGCAATTCTGGATCACGAGTTAATCGACCAATTAACACTACATTATTGATCATTCTTTATCTCCTTTAAAAATTCTTTATATACTTTCTCAAAAATCTCGATCACAAGTTTTTGAGGAATGTTTGAACGCTCATTGTATGATTTGGAAAAATTTGTTAATGTAGTCCTTGCTGGCCTAACTTCCGAATTTAGATTTAAAAATATATTCCCAACAAATTTTGTTGGTTTCTGTAATGGATAGTCGTAATTGTTATATCTAACCAAATTTATATAAGGTAAATGAAAACCTAATATTTTTTGAATATACTCCCACATTTTACTATTGGCAGGATTCTCAATGATCCAGTATCTGGGTTGATACCTTTTTAAAATTTGAATGGTATTAAATACTGTTAATTCGCCATTTAGGCGCTTCATAAAAAGTTTTTCAAAATCATAATCATGATAAGCATTTATGTAATCTTGTTTTGGTCTAATTGTAAATGGACTTGCTTGCTTCTGGGGTGCGAATAAACTATCTGATAAATCTTCGCGTTTCCAGAAAGCTGTTCCATTTGCCATTGCACAAGCAACTGACCAACTTTCACATGGTGGGCTAGCTATAATCAAATCAGGTTTTGGCAATTTGTCTAGCTCATCAAAAAGCGTATTGTCTCCGAACAATCGCCCATAGTCAGCAAGATTCAAATTTATAAAATGATCGTTCTTGTTTTCAATATCTATTCCAATCGGATAGATGTCAATGTTCGCCCCCCCCTGAACGGCTCAAATATTTCGCACCTTTAAGATACGAACCATTCCCGCTATCAAAAAGCGCCCAAACTACCATTTCTTTGATAATCAATACCTCCTATCCTTCATCCCAGCTGGATACACAAAGCACTTTCCAGTTGCTCCCTCAAAAATTCGACTTGATAAAGCACCGTTCCCAAAATCATCCGAGTAAAGCTCTTTAATCTCTTCGCTACTCAAATTTGTGTTGATAATCGTATTGGTTCGATTATCCAGGATCTTGAACAATATCTGATGCGCCCACTCATTCCGCCTCGTGTCAGCCTTGCGACTCTCTTTCCCAAGGTCATCCAGGAAGAGAAAATCAACCTCAGACAGTAGCTTGACCATCTTCGCTTCTGAAAAGCCATTGTCAAACTCAAAGCTTTCTCGAATCTTGTCAAATAAAGTCACAACTGACACAAAGAGCACGCTTTTCGGTTCATCATAAGACTTAAATTGCTCATTGAGAAACCGAGCCAAGCCATAAGTCAGATGACTCTTACCAACACCAGACGGACCAGTGATGATAGCATTCCCAGTTTCACCTTTGGCATAGGAACGTTCCAACCGCTTTACAAAATTCATAGCCTTTTCATCAATATCAACCTGAATCTCATAGTCATGTAGTGACTTGCTGGCAAGCTTACTTGAAACGATACTGTCACGAGCAAAGACCTCATAAGTGTCCGATAGCTTACTTTTGACCTCGGCTTCCATATTCAACTGCTTTTCAAAGAGACGGATGTTCTCTTTCTCACACTCAGGACATTGACTGATTTCTTCAACCTTCCCCTTAATAGGAATCTTAACAGACCAAAGATGGCATCCATGGATTTCACAGACATCATCAAGAACCGTTCTAGTTCTATATTGTTTAAACTGTTTCATTTAAAATCCTAGCCTTTCGTCTGTTTTCTTTTCACGATTAACAACATTCCCTTGATTCAAATAACCATCGAACTTCGTTCCGAAGAGAGTCTCTGGTCTCAAGTATTTCGCGTACTTCGTACCTGACCAATCCTTAACCATATTATCGATCACTTGTTTAAAGTCTTCTAGTCTATATCCTTCAGACCATCTAGCTTTAATTAGAGATTTGTTCTTCTGAACATTATCTCTATATTTCTTTCCAGTCTTTGAATTTAGATAATCGATAATTTCTTTGTAAGGGATATTATCTATACTACCCTTACCTATACTACCCTTACCTATACTATACTTACCTATACTATGCGGACCTTTGTCCGTCACTTGTCCGTCAACTGCCTGACCTTCTTCAGTAAGCTCTAGAACTACCTTTCCAGGTTCAACCAATCTACTTCCATCAACTTCCAATCCGAGTTGTTGAATAGCTAAATCTCTGTGTATACTAGGTTTGTGCCTGTCAGGTCTGATTTTATTTTGTTCATTAAAATCCGTAATAAAATAGACCATATCCTGATTGAGTGGTTTTATAAACTGCTTGATAACTAATAAACCTAAACTGTCCTCGCTAGCACCAATCATTCTAACAACAGGAAATGCTTCAACGATGCCATCGTCATCTGAATTGATTACTAAATGAACGTATAGAGCTTGAGTTTCAAGCGGTAGCCTTAAAAATTTTTGTGTTTGCATTATGGTCTTACTGACCATTCTTCTTTCTGCCATTTACCCCTCCACACTTGAAAATTTTGTGTACTCTTTGTGAAAATACAGCTTCACTGTCCCTAGACTGCCATGCCGATTCTTTTCCAGGATCAGCTCGGTTACATTGTTAGCTTCTTGACTATCTGCCTGTTCCTTCTGGTAGTAGGCATCACGATACAAGAATGCTACAATATCAGCATCTTGCTCAATCGAGCCTGATTCTCGCAAATCTGCTAACATCGGGCGTTTATCTTGTCTCTGCTCAACTGCACGGCTTAACTGCGATAAGGCTATGACAGGAACTTTCAAATCCTTAGCAAGTATCTTCAATTCCCTTGAAATCTCAGAAACAATCTGCTGGCGATTCTCCCCTTTGGCTCCAGTAATCAACTGCAAGTAGTCAATAATGATGACACCAAGGTCCCCTATTTCTTGGACAAGTTTTCGAGCATTTGAGCGTATCTCTGAAATCCGAATACCAGCAGTATCATCCACAAATATAGGCGCATCATAGAGATTATTTTGAGCTTGAACAAGCCGTTTCCATTCGTCCGTACTCAAATTCCCAGTCTTCAAATGATAAGCTGGAACCATGCCCTCTGATGCCAACATACGCTCAATCAGCTCCTCTGCACCCATTTCAAGCGAGAAGATAACAGCAGGCTTTCTTTCCATCGTAGCCACATGCTTAGCGATATTAAGAGCTAATGCCGTCTTCCCCATAGCTGGACGAGCAGCAAGAATGATAAGATTGCCTTCATGAAGGCCTGTTGTAATCTTATCCAATCCGACAAAGCCAGTAGATAGACCAGTCACGAATCCATCTGTCTGCGATCTGGTCTCTACCATCTGCATGTGTGTATCAAGGATATCAACCACATTGCGAAAACCTGTCCCTGCATTTTGATTACTGATATCCATTAGAGATTTTTCAGTTTTAGCAATGATGTCACCAATCGATACATCACCTTGATAAGCACTAGATAACGAATCCGACAAGTCAGCAATTACTTTCCGAAGCGTAGCCTTTTCTTTAACGAGTTTGGCATAATGCTCCACATTCTTTGATGTCGGAGTTGAATTTACCAACTCGACAACGTAGTTTAAACCACCAATTTCTTTAATCTGCCCTTGATTGGTAAGAGCTGACACCATAGTGGTAGCATCGATTGGCTCACCTTTTTTAAGCAATGACAACATGGTCTTAAATACAATCTTGTTAGCAGGTTTGTAAAAATCGTCTGGAGTTAATTCATCTGCCAGCGAAATGATGGTGTCAGGTGAAATAAATACTGCACCCAGAACCGACTGCTCTGCGACTAGATCATGAGGTAGTATTCTAAAATCTTCACTCATGCGCTATCCTCCCAATATTTTCCCAAATCCACATTCATCACTGCAGCAAGGTTCTTCTGCTCGGTCAAGATTTGTCTGCGATAAGGCGCAAGCCCAGCTTGTCGCTCCTCCTCACTTCGTGGCAAGTAGTATCCGTTTGGCTTCATCTTCTTAGCTACGATAGGATGCCTAAAATTCACACGCAAGCTTTCGATAATCTCTTCCAGCTTACGCTTCGAAAGTCCGGTTTCTAAGCGAATTTCACTTGCCTGAATGGGCAAATCGAAAGTAGCGCAATTCATGATCATGTTTAACACACGTATTTCCATCACGCTCATATCACGACTAACAGTCATGTCTTTGCCCTCCATTTTCTTTGATTCTTACGGAAATCCATGGTCATTCCCTGATAAAGCAAACGCCCATTTTCTTCCAAAAGATTCGCATTTTGACTTCTTAGAAAATCATTATTTCTTGCCTCTTCCTGATAGTCACTGGCTAACCTGTCATAATCTTCGATGCATGCTCTAAAACTATGAGGCACATCCTCAATCGATGAGGGAAGTCCGACAGGCGGCTGAGTGTCATAGGTTGATTTTCTATCACACATTCTCAGGTTTCTTCGAGCAACTTCCCTGAAATCTTCTGTTTCTTCGATGATGACCACAACATTTTGTTCATCCGATTTTTCATTTTTATCAGTCAGTAGCAACAGGATGAATACCACGATAAAAATTGCCACTAAGCCAAGCAATTGGCTTGATAAAGTTGGTTCTGTCATTTTGTTCTCCTTTACGCTCTTAATTTTCGTACTTCTTTTTCTAATTCCAAAATTTCATAAACATCATTGATATCGTACATAGTATCTTTCCCTTGCTTACGAAATCTTAATCCTTTGCGCTCTAGCATCTTAACATAGCTATGAGTAAAGCCGAACTTCTTCATCAAAGCTTGTTGATTGATTGGCATGCGATCATTCTCTAACTGCTCCTTGACCTGCTTTTCAGCAAAAGCCAATAATTGATTCGTGAACAATTCAGCACTTTCGCCGTCCAATCGTAATTGTAACGTTATACCTTCCATTTTTTACATCCTCTCAACTATGCGGGCAAGCATTTTTGTGATATAATGGTTTAAATTGTTTAAGTAAGTACCTGATTTCTGTCAGGTGCTTTTTTGTTATTCTCCTATCTGTTATAATAAAGCCAGAAAGGAGGTGAGAATATGAAACAATTCATCAAAGATTGTTTTGATGAAAGTGATGAGAATGATTCAATCACAATCACTTTCTCAAATGGTGATAAAATTGATTTTTTCCAAGTATATGATGATTGCTCTGACACTGCGAATCATATAGTTCTTGTAGAAGTTGAAACGGATTTTCGACATCTAGTCAATCTTGATTATGTAGTACACATTCGTTCAAATGCGTAATTTTCCAGCACCTAATTTTGATGATTAGGTGTTTTTTGTTGCATAGCACGTTTTCTGATATTTTGCCTCAAACAATCAGCTAAGTTAAGCATATTCGGGATCTTGCTTCCTTTGATGCTACTAATAGCTCCTAAAGCTTCATAGTAGGTCTCTGTGTGATCCAAAATATCATCAACCATATTTTCAAAATGTTTCTCAATAATTTCTTTGATGAGATCATTATTTTGTTTCTTTTCGTTCATATCCTACTCTCCTAAATCAACCCAGCTTTCGTCGATGCCCAGAACATCACATACTCGGTTTTTTAATCTATCGCTGCCTTTACCATATTTCAGTAATTCTGAAATGGTTGGCTTCTTTACTCCACAAGCACGAGCAAGGTGTGTTTGTGTCATTCCTTCTGAATTCAATTTGTCTTTGACAAGCTGAATCCACTTTTTATGTTGTTGGCTCATATATTTTCCTTTCTATTTCTTTTCTGCTTTTTTTAAAACTTTCAAAAGTATTGACATCCCGTTAACTAATCCAGCTAGATACCCTCGTCCATAATCAGTAGCTAGGAATTCCAATAATTCGAATATTTCTTTTTCCTCCATCTCCAACCTCCTTTTTAAAAATATTATCTAAAAAGTTAGCGAATTTCTTGACAATTTTAAATGAATGATTTAAAATCAAGACATAGAGAAAAGACTTACTAAAAAGTAAGGTTTACCTATTCAAAACGGACGCCAATCAGTTTTTTAGGTTTTTATTTTTTAGTTTTCTGTTTCGCTAACTCTTTAGCTTACGAATACCATTTTAAATTATTTATTTAACTTTGTCAACAGTTTTAATCATATAATTTAAAATATTTTTTCGTAATGCTTAGAAAGGTTGATAAATCAATGTTTCTGACATTTGAAAGAATTAAAGAACTAGCAAAAAAACAAGGGCTATCTTTAAATGCCTTGGAAGAAAAGCTAGGATATAGTAGAAATACACTTTATTCATTAAAAAAACAAAAAGCTAGCACTGAAAGAATGCAAGAAATTGCTGACTTTTTCAATGTTTCTTTAGATTATCTTCTAGGTCGTACTGACAATCCTGCTATTTCAAGCGACCTTGTCACTACTGCTGACGGCCGTACTGTTGACTTGTCTAATCTTCGTGAACGTGTGGTTCTCTTCGATGGTAAACCATTGTCAGATGAAGATGTGGACAAGATTGCACAAATCATTAAACTCTCTTTGGGGGTATCGGATATTGAAAGTAAATGAACTCTTAGACGAATACCAGGTCACGCTCTATCTCTTCCCAGAAACTATGTGGGAGCGTAGAGGTTTCTATTTCCCCGATGAGCGCATTATTTACGTCAATGGGGATTTATCCCTAGAAGAGCGAGAAAAGGTCATACTGCACGAATTAGGACATATAAACCACAATCCAGCACATTACAAACGACTGCTTTACAAATACGAAAACGAAGCAGACCGCTTCATGATTCGACATCTCATCTCTGAAGAACTCACACAGTACGAAGTATCAGACTTCAACTGGCTCCAGTTTGCAGAAAGACACAAAATCTCAACAACCTGGGGCGAAGATAGGATTCAGGAAGAGTTTTATAGATTTATAGAAAAATTAGGAGCGTAACATAATGGGTATTCTTTCAAAATTATTCCCTAATATTTTCTCATCCACAAAGGACAATTTAGATACAAAAACTGAATTTAAAGAAACTATCATTTTTCATGACAGCTTTCTGTTAATGGGGACCAATTATCACAAAAAAGAAGCTTACGAAGTTGCTGATTTTTTAAGTGGTGAAGAACACTATTTTGGGAAAGATAATAAATACTTAAAATCATACATATTAAGAACTTATAAAACTGTTTACAAATACAATAAACTTAAAACAGTTGATGTCATTCTTCAAAGAGAACCTTTAAATAAGCATGATAAGAATGCAATAAAAGTTTTAGTCAATAACACATTTGTTGGTTATATACCGGCTGAAATAGCAAGAAAAATCGCTTTTATGATCCAGAATAAAAAGTACAGATATGATGCTATCTTAACTGGTCGAGGCGGACCTTACAAAACAGTAGATTTAGATACTGAAAAAATTATAGAACGCAAAAAAGAATTGTCTTATTATCTTGATTTGACAATCTGGAAAATCGCTAAATAAAAAAATCCCCACACTCTCCGACGGCCATCTTTGAGTGTGAGGTTTCAACCTTCCATGTGACAAGCAATGGAAAGGATGATAAAAAAATACAACTATAGTTTATCATAAGTTCTACACCTTTTCAACTATGCGGGCAAGCAATCGAAAAGAAAGGACTTTTTATGATAAAAAAATACATTACAAAAAAAGGAGAGACTAGATATCTCTTTCAAACATACCTGGGCATAGACCCTGCAACTGGAAAAGAAAAACGCACAACAAGACGTGGTTTTAAAACCATTAAAGAGGCAAAGGCTGCCGAACGTGATCTTCTCTTAGATGTTGAAGAGAATGGTTTTTCAAACAATGAGGATTTCCAGAACCCTACTTTTGCTGAAGTCGCTGAGTTATGGCTTGATAGCTTTAAAAGTACTGTAAAACCAACAACATATCAGAATGTTAAGAAAAAACTTAATGTTATGATTGACTCATATTTTACAGATATGAAGATTAAGCAGATCAGTGTCGCTTATTGTCAGAAGGTTGCTATCAAGTTAAGTAATCGCTATATCCTCTATTCCAATTACTACTCTGTCATTAGCCGTATTTTCAAGTATGCCACTTCTCTTGACATCATTAAGTCAAATCCCTTAGACAAGATTATCAAGCCTAAAAATAAACCCTTAAAGGGCAAAGAAAACTACTATACAAAGCAGGAACTGACCGAATTCCTTAAAGTTTCCAAAGCAAATTTTAAGCCTGTAGACTACACTTTTTTCCACTTACTCGCTTTTTCTGGATTGAGAACTGGAGAAGCTATCGGTCTCATGTGGTCAGATGTTGACTTTGAAAATAAACGGTTAAGCATTTCTCGCACGGCTGTCGTGATTGGTAAAAAACAAACTGTTCAGGATCCTAAAACCAAAAGGAGTAAGAGGGTTATCACCTTAGATGATGAAACTCTGAATGTTTTGAAACTCTGGAAACGACAGCAAATAAAAGAATATTTCCAGGCTGGTGTTCCTTACAAACATGATTTGAATTATATTTTTACGAATGACATAGGGGGATGGCTTTTAGCCGCAACTATGAAAGTGAAGCTTAGCAGATTCTTTTGTAAACACAAAGAACTTAAAAAAATTTCGCCTCACGGATTTAGGCATACACATGCTTCTCTTCTGTTTGAAGCTGGTATTACAGCCAAAATCATTTCAGATAGACTCGGTCACAATAATGTTCAAATCACCCTTGATATGTATACCCACATCAATGATAATCAACGTGTTGAAGTCGTTGACCAGTTCATGGATTTCATCCGCTCCAGCTAA